TTCCCCTTGTAAATACAGGCGGGACCATAGTTGCCTTGTACAATCTCTTCATGTCAGGCATTTTGCAAACCGCTCTCGGTAACGGAATCCATTCTGCCGTTGTTCTACGTTATGATTTCCTCCGCTACCAGAAAAGCTCAGGTTTCAAAGGAGAATTCAAAGACCACGTCAAAGCACTTACTCTTGGAGACGACCTGAAGGCCGCTTGTTCAAACACTTTGCGGAAATCTGGATGGCATCCAGAACATCTGGCTGAAACTTGCAGCATGTTTGGTCTTAAGCTGACGAATGGCGACAAAACAGGACCTCCAGGCTTTAAGAAGGCTCCTGAAGTGGAGTTTCTCAAATCCAGGCTCCATTATCATGAAGCAACTGGTATGAACGTCAGTGTCGTCGGACCCGGATCTTATTTGAAGTCTTACCATCTCTTCATCCAGTCCAAGGCTATTACATACGAAGAATACAGTGCAGATCTCGGCAGACAAGTCCTTCTAGAATCGTACTGGGGAGGGCCTCAGAGCTACAACGAAATGAGGAAGAGACTGCTTGCTTACACTAAAGAAAGCAACCTTCCAAGTTTCTTTGAATTGGAGATGGATTATGAGGCCAGAACAGCTCATGAACTGGAGAAGATTGGAGGATTCCAGAATCAACCAAGATTAAACAGCGAAAGTAATCTTGGAATGAAACTGATCGACGATTATGATGCAATCGATGATACTCTTCTGGACTATGCTCACATGATTTCAGAATCTGAATTTTTCGAATGTGACAAGGAGGGACTCAACAATCTACTCAAAGAGAAGAAAGAGATTGTTGAGGCTGCAGAGGCGGGAATAACCGCTGAGTCTGAAGCCATCGCACCAACAGGCGAAGACATACATAACATCACTCAAATCGATCAAGCTCCCACAGACGCAGTCACATCTGACATCAAACAACAGCTCTTAGACGACTTGCCACTTGACACCCGCACCAAAGCGGAAGACATCCTGTCGCGAAGGCAACAAATGCCATCCATTTCGTGGACAGGAAATCTAGTTGGAGGAGAAGCACGCGGGGTTGAGCTTGCTCCATGGCTTTTGATGTCACAGAGCCAGATCATTCATTCGAGATTGGCGCACGTTGCAGGTTACCGTGCAGACATCGTGGTCACTTTTGAGGTGAGTGCTCCTGTCACCGTTGCTGGGTCCATCCTAGCTGCGGTATTGCATTATCCAGATTTTGCAGCATTTGGGGACGAATTCAAATCTCCATCTCCCTTACAGGTGAATTGCGCACGTTCGCAGAAACAGCACATAAAAATTATAGCTGGAAATGGTGACGGTGTCTTTAAAATGACAGTCCCTTTTATCCATACGGCGAATTTCG